TGACCATCGGAGATCTCGATTTCGACTTCCTGCTTGCCTGTAATCTTCATGTGTATGTATTACACTATTTGCCCTAAAATTGTCAAGAGAATATTCCTCCTTGGAGAAAAGATTACATAAAAATCCCCCACTCCAAATACTCAGAGTGAGGGAACTTAAGGTTTACAATATACTAAAAAGTATTACTTATCTTAAGATTTATCCTTAGCTTTTCCGACATTTACAGCTAGAAAATCGATAACGGAATAAACTTTAGATAACCAAGAACCTTTTTTGGGAGTTGGGCTGGCAGCGGCGATAATTGATGCTGCTGCAATAACAGCAGTAACCCAATTAAACCAAGCTTCGCCCTCGACAAGAGAAATAATAGCGTCCATATATTACATTACACCTAAAACCGCCAAAAATCAAATTTTTCCTTGGCCTCTATAAGGTTTTTTATAATTTGTGGATGTTTTAGTGGTGGATGTCTTGCTTTTAGCATGAATGCCTTTCCTCTTGATCCTCTTTTTTTTCTCAAAAACTACTGCTTTTCTCATTTTAAATGTTTTTTAATTATCTTTTACAAATTGCCCATCCACCATCTTACCAGTGCGGCTTTTAATTACATCATAAGCTGCTTTCAAGCAATCTGTACTATCCATACCTACCATTTCTGATAGTAAAACAATAGTGACTAACATATCACCAATACCATCTTTAACGTCTGCAAGAATATCCTCTTTATTTGAAGTAGGCATTCCAAGAGCTTCCATAAGGTCAAGCTCACAATCAAAATAATTTAGTTTTTTTAGAGCTTCTCTTGTTTCGTCAAGTTCTTCTTGCGTCTTGTCTAGTTGGCGAAGTGGAGTAGATGAATCAAAAATTCCTTTACTCTCCCCCCACTCAATCACTAATTCACATATTTCTTCGTATTCCATAAATTCTTGTGTTTGTAGCATGTCTTATAAGCTGATTGTTTTTGGGGCCATCTCTTCTAATTCTTCACAAATACGAATGATTTCACCTCCGCTCATGCCTTTGGATAGTTTTTTTAGTTTGCTCATCTCCTTGTAGAACAGTTCATAATCTCTATCTTGGTAGATGTATTCCTGCTGGTCTCCATCATGACGTAAGATAAAATCAGAATATGTTTCATAGAGTGTTGGATCGATACACTTCTCAATTGGATCATAAGAAGCTTTACCCACAACATAATTAAATATGTCGGATTTATTGACTGAAATATTTATGATTTCTTGACTCATGTTTAACGTAACAGCCCAACCATAACGATCTATGGCAGGGCTGTCAATGTCCTTTTTAAAAAATTATTAGGCTTGTTTTTACTCTTCCGCTTCTTCAGATGAAGTGCTTTGAGTTTTTGCCTGTTCCGTAATTTTATTCGCTAGAAAAGATGCAGCTTCAGCGACCTGAAGACCTTGAGCTTTGATTGCAACATCAATAAGCTGTAAAAGCACGTTCGTTTCGTTTTCCTGTAGAGAAAGTTTAATTTCGTTCATTGTTATTTAATAATATAAATATCAACAAAATTTTCAACGATTTTTTTAAACCTCTGACGAGTCAATATCTGGTGAGCCAGTCGGCTCTGGGGGTAATGGATCAACAGGTTCTGGAGTCAGTGTAACAATATCATCACTAATGGTGAACTCTCTATTTGCACCTACCTTTGCTCTTTTGACGATATCAGTATGGTTCTCAGCTAGAGAATTTAAATCAACAGCGTAGCCACTATGATTAGTAAATAAATCATTAAGAGAGTTATCGTTATGTAATTGCTGCAATACCGCTTCTAAACGATCATCGGGAAAAGCCCAAAACTCTTTATGAGCTTGATTCAAGAGATCAATAGCTATCCCCACTGCTTCTTCGCTTTTATCTATACCTGCTTGAATGCAGTTAAGGTCTGATTGTAATTGAGTTTTATTGTTAATATTCATTTTTAATTATTCTGCAAATAAGTTAACAGCCATTGCTCTAGCTTTTGCATGAGCGCCACTTACATAACTGCTAGCGTTAGTGTTACATCTAAGACCAAGCATATTGGTTGATGTGCTTGTACCAGAAGTTGCTGTTGGACCTCCTGTTGTTGTTGCTGTGGTATAACTTGTAGATCCATACAGTGCCGTGTAAGCTGTAATGTTACCAGCTCCATCACTGTAGATAGCAACAGTACGAGGATCAGTAGTATGTGAGATACCAGTGCTTGTGAAAGTAGAAGCAGAGAATGATGTTCCATCATGCGCGAATACCCTCCATTCAGTTGTACTGCCAGAACCTCTTCTAAACTCTACACCAAATCCATAGTTAGAAATTGGATCATCATCAGCAAAAACACCTGAAGTTGAAGCTAATCCAACCGCAAATATAACGCTAGCGGAATTCTGACCAGAAATGAAGAAACCAACTTTAATAGATGCTCCTAAAGCCCTACTATAATCAGTACCAGCTCCACTATAACCAGATATATCGTTAAATCCTGCTCCAAATACCGCTTGCGCCCTTCTACTAGCATCAGATCCTGTATTGAGGTCTGCCATAAATGCCCCATCAAGTCTTTGAGCTGTAGATCCTGAAGTTTTATTAAAGAATGGTAACCCAGAGAATGACCACTGTCTTCCTACATGTAGCCAACTCTTTACTTCGGCTTCGGTATTTCCTCCAGTAGTTATGACTCCAGCCGCATTAACATTTGCATCAAAGGTTGCGTCTCCGACACACTGAAACGTCCCATTAACATCTAGCTGATGAGATGGAGTCGCTGTATTTATACCAACCTTATTGGACGTACTAGAGCCACCTGCATTAACTCCGAATAAGACATCATAACCCGATCCTCCTGAGTTATATATTCTTAAATCACTACCAGCGTGATTGAAATTCCATAAATTGGCGACATCACTGCGACCAAGCTGCAATGAAACATCACTGCCATTTGTTGATTCAAATTTTGCAGTTCCTTGATATACATGGAGTTCCTGTTCTGGACTCGCTATTCCTATACCAACACGGCTAGTGAAATTTGCGTAACCAGTCCCATTAATAGTTAATCTTTTTGTATTATTTGTCCCTAGAGATAAGCTATCATTAAATTCATTAATAAATTCTAATGCATTAGTGTTGTTTTCATATCCCATTCTGCCTACCACCAATGCGCCATCTTGTTTCAAGACGATACGAGCATTATCTGTTTCAGTTGCATTATCGGTATCCGCTTCAATAGTCAATACCGCTGGACCTGTTGATGCTAAATGAAGTAGAGAATCAGGAGCAACTTTCCCTATACCCACTTTACCATCATTTAAAATAGTAAGAGCTTCAATTTGAGAACCAGCAGTTGAATTATCAGCAAAAAATGCTAGAGAATTATTAGCTCCTGATCCTGAACCTTTGTATCTTAGAGAGAATCCGAAATTAGCAGAGTCGCTTTCCCCCTTGTTAACGCTAGTGCCTCCATCGACCCTCAAAAGATTTACATCATTAGAGCCTCCACCAGCTCCTATTCTTATAGCGGTTCCATTATTGGCTTGAACCATTCTGATTGTGTTATTAGCGCTACCTGTATCACCTCCTATATCTAAGTTGTAGTCTGGACTCGTTGTTCCTATAGCGAGCTTATTAGTTACACTAATAGTAGTATCTCCTAAGATTGTAGTACCACCAGCAGAAGCAATGTCAAGGTCACCAGCTGATGTATCAATCATAGCTGAATCTGTAACACCTATTTGAACATCCTGACCACGAAGACCGTTAGAACCTGTAACGATTCCAGCAGTAATGTTCCTACTTGAAGTGTTGCCCTGAGCCAGAACCTCGTCTAGAGTTTGATCGTCAGTTTCAGTAGAAATAGGCGTAAAACCCAAAGCTCCCGTAATCTGACCTGACGCAAGCGTAAGAGCGGCTTGGTGTTGTGTGACGCTAGACTCAGAAATTCTAGCGTTAGCGAAAGTGCCACTGTTTATCTTAGAAGTTGCGAGATTAGGGATTGTAGCCGTAGGTAATTCAGCAGAACCATCTACTGCAATAGTGACCGCACCAGCAGACTCCGTGATTTTCATGTTCGAACCCGCCGTAAACGCCAACGTCTCACCCGCTCCAAGGGTGTTGCCACCAGCGGTGACCGTCCTAACGGCAGTTAATACATTACTGCCACCCATCGTAATATTCCCTTGAACAGTAAGATCGCCAGTCTTAATGTCTACCCCTCCTTCAAAGTCGATGAATAAAGTGTCGCTAGCGTTAGGTTGTTTTGGCCTATTTTGGTTATCCGCTAGATAAATGTAACCATCATTAGTGCTTGTACCAGTTACATACGAACCAAAAATCTGAACGGATTCCGCGCTATTAATGTAATTGTTTACACCTCCTCCAATAACACTATTTGGAGAACCCTCTAATACGTTACCCGTGCCACCACCAATAAAACTATTATTAGAAGTTTTAAATATTTTATTACCTATACCACCAACAACACTTGAGAATCTAGAGCCTGTTATTTGGTTTCCTGAACCAGCGCCAATAAAGTCGAAGTCAGAATTTACCGATGTGTTTGAAGTAGATTCCTCTCCAGAAATAATGTTTTCGCTTCCAGCTAGGATAGTAGAGAAGTCACCAAAAATTTTATTTTTAGTTCCCAGTAAGATTGCAGAAGCAAAAGAATTAATTTCGTTGCTTTGAGCGAATTCGCTAGAGCTTGCGTCAATAGTCCCTGATACACTAAACGCAATATTATCAGCAGAATATTGAATGGCACTCTTAGAAGCGCTTGTATCTGCTTGCATTACCGCATTACCGAAAGTAATATTTTGTCCCGCTGGGATATTTGCGCCAGAAGTAAGGTTAGCCTCTCTGTAGAACTCAACCTGTTCAGAACTGCTAATTTGTAAAAAAGTTTCTGGAGTTGATGAAGAAGTTGCGGCATACTGAAGAGTAACGAAATTGCCTTTTAAATTTAATGGATTCCCACCAGAACCAATAGAAGTAGCACCGCTAGTAATTATATCTCCACCTACAGTTAAATCACCAGTAATTTCAGATGAACCTACAGTAAAACCTAACGCCGCACTGTTCCCGTTGGCAAGAACCTCACTTAGAGTTTGATCGTCGGTTTGACTAGAAATAGGTGTAAAGCCTAAAGCTCCTGTAATGTCACCGCTGGTGACTTCGGTGATATATGGATTAGCGGCAGGAGGATTGTCTTTGAAAGTGTATGGGCCAAGAGTCCAAACTTCACCTGTGCCAAGCTGACCGTAGGGAACAAAGTGGAGATATACAGCACTTTCACTAGGTAATTCGCCCTCGTTAATATCAAACGATTGAATAGTCTCATTACTTAGATTGCGTGAAAAAACTGGGTTAGGATCAATCTGACTATTAAACGCAGCCGAACCTGTCGAACTATAAACTTCTAATCTATCAAAAGATATATAATTAGAATTATTATTAAATGTTACAGTGCTGGTCAAAAGCCCAGTTTGACCGCTTGCATTTACAGCTGTCTTACTGCTTGCAGATGAAGAGTGAGAAGTTGTGCCTGTTGAATCTCTAACTGTTATACCACTAAATTCAGGCACATTGCCATAAAAATAAAATTCAGCAGTATTAGTCTGCGAACTTTCTGAAACAGTAGCTTTAACACCAAAGTCCTTCGTGTATTCACCAAAAATATTGATATTATCATACTCTGTTATACTAAATGCATTGGATTTATAATTAGTAAGAAAATCTTGAAACTTAACAGTCCCATCAATATTTAGAATATCTAAACTGACATTATTAACATAAGGGTTTGCTAAAAAGTCTCTATTGTCTCCTATTCCCCCACTGATCCTATCCAAAATACCTAGATTAACATTAACAACTTTGTTAAGGTGTACTCCACTGCCTGTAGCCGTCAAACTTAAATCCGTTTGATCAACAGTGAAAGATGGTGTAAATTCGTATAAAGGCATTTAACTAAAGGTTACATTTGTTATAAAAGATCTGTCAAATTCTTCTAAAGCTTGATAAAGAATGAATGTTCTTAAGGTTGAGAATTCAGAATCTGTAGTTTTAAAAGTATCTGAAGAAGACCCGATAGCTTTTACACTTAAAGCGTAATTTCCTATAGAGCTTAAATTATCGAATTGAACGGATTCACTCGATATGCTAGTTGAGTCGCTGCCACCATTAGGATAGCTTAGAACAGCTTCATAACTTGTCACACTTGGCACTGCATCCCAATCACCACTGATAAAGAAGGTTCCTAATGGACCTTCTAATGCTGTACCTGAACCAGTAGTAATAGATAAATTCTCTGGCGCTTTCAAACCGCTATAGGTTATATCGCCAATCTGGGTAGCCACATTATAATCATATGTGTTTTCTTTTCTATCTAAAGATATATTATCTTCGATTAACGAAAACTTACCAGTATCAAACTTAGCCGCAGATACTAAATATTCGTTAGGGCTATTTTCTTTTATGGAGTCAATTTTGTATAAGATATTATCCGCATTTATTAGATCAAATCTATATGGGCTACCTAACTTGATAAACTTTAAGAAGTCAGGTTTATCTACACCGCTAACAAAGCTAAATCCGTCACCATTACCGACACTATTTTCTCCAGTCACATTTAAAGTTAAAATGTGAGGTTGTGAATCTTGGATTATTTCTGACTCTAAGATACCCCTAATATTTAGACCGTTAAGATCGCCACTAAAGAATCCCGAAATATTTTCTTCTGTCACCCCTCTTCCCCCAGCGCCAACATAATTGGAAACAACGCCAGTATTTAATTGAGTCAGACTATGGATACCTGTTGATTTAGCTACAAAATCTCTATCTACTTCTTCAAGACCTGTTGCAAATGTCCAACCTGTATAATCCGTGCCGAAGTATAACATGTTATCTCCAGTACCTGTATACAAAGCATACTCAGAAAATTTATCTAAATTCTCAATAGCAAAACCCTCAATATCAAAATCTGGATAACCATCTGTGTAACCTGAAAAATTGTATAATCCAGTATAAATATTAAAGGTGCTAGCTGCTGGCGAACCAGTAATAGTAAAAGTATCTGTTCTCGATCTTTTTCTTTGAGCAATATCATTCAGACCCGTGATTGAAAGTTCTCCTGTAGGATTATAGACAGTCAATATACCCGTCATAGAAGTCTCAGAATACGGACCACTTAATTGAATATATTGGTTGTCTACATCAACACTAAGAACCTTACCGAAATTAGATTTTTCATTTTTTAAATCGTCGTCAATAAGAATAAGATCCCCGGGTTGACATAGTAAAGCTTCTAAACCAGAAGTGAATACTACCCTTTGATTTTCTTTGATGGTCTTGTAAATCAAATGCTGTCCAATTCTTCTAGCCATAGCTCTAGATGTCACACCTAAACCATCTACCCTTTGTTTGAATATGCCCCTACTTCTAATATCCTCTTCGTCTTCAATTACTTCAACTTTTGGCGTAAAATTTTCAAACCTATCTAAATAAGACACCTCAACAGTGTTGAATTGTTGATCTCTTCTTAGGTTAGAATAATTAAATCCTCCATCTTTTACGTTATTATTGTTAAATATAGCTACAGGAGATTTTATCCTTTCATCAACAAATGAAACTTCTGAGGCTCTAAAGAAAGTTTGCCCCCTAAATAATTTTGATATTAGCTGTATAGAATCAAAAACTTTTTCATCACTCTTGAACATGATATTGCAAGAGTATCTAGGCTCTAAACCGCCCCTACCATCTGGGACACCTTCGAAGTCGCCATTTGAATCTACAGCATCACAGAATCTACCAATCTTATAAAGCTCCCATTTATTAATATCATTCTCCTCTAAATATCTGCCTAAACCGTATCGAGTATTTGTCAGAAGGTCGTATAGAATCCAAGCTGGATTATCAGTCCAACCCGTTTTAAAACTTCCGTCCCAATCTCCCTCATATATAGATTTTTTTTCTTCTGAGGCGTTTTGAAATTCAGCTTTATTTTCGTAATATCTTTTATCTTTTTTCCTACCAAGCCTTTCTGTTGGGAAATAGTTTGATGGCATTCGAATTAATTTTAATCTAGCATCAAAAGATCT